ACTTGAGGAAGCTATCTTTGGTAAGGAACAGTGGTTTGATGTACGTGATGATGTTGGAGATCAAAATCCTGTTGATATTGCTATAATTCGTAGAAACCTACAGGAAGATTTAAATCTTTATAAAGTTAAAGATGGTATTGTTGAAGCTCTACTAAACGGTGCTATATACGGAACAGGTATTGCTAAAGTTAATGTTACTGAAGAAACAACTAGAGTTCCAATGGAATCTCCCATTCCTGATACTCTAACAACTGATACCGTTGTAAATGAAAAGGAAATTATTAAAGTTAAAATTGAGTCACTAACGCCTAAAGAATTTGTCATTGATCCCTGTGCAACAACTATTGAGGAAGCATTAGGTGTAGCTCAGATCGTTACAAAACCTAAGTATGAAATTATCGAAGCGATTAAAGCCGGTATCTATGAAGATAGACCTATCGGAAACTATGAAGATATGGACTTAGGTTATGACGATGAAATGGGATATGATGATTCGGATGACCATAAAGTTAAGATTGTGGAATACTGGGGCCGTGTTCCTGTAAAATATCTTGATGAAAAAAATGAAGGTTTATCTGAAGAGTTTGACTATGATGAGGATGAATTAGTTGAAGCTGTAGTCGTTATAGCGAATGACCATGCTGTTCTCAAAGCAACTCGTAATCCTTATCTAATGGGTGATCGTCCATTTGTAGCTTATCAGCATGATCGTGTTCCAAATAAGTTCTGGGGCAGAGGTATTGCTGAAAAAGGCTACAATCCACAAAAGGCTCTTGATGCGGAACTTCGCGCAC